AGGAAGCGTATGAGCGGTGTGGATTAGAGGTCCGCACTGGCTACGATGCTCGTACAGCCCGTAGGTCTTTGAACCTGATGTTTGCTGATTGGGCAAACCGTGGCATTAACATGTGGACCGTGGCGCAAGCTACTATAACGTTGACGCAAGGGCAGTCTGCCCAGACGCTAACGGCTGATGTTGTGGATGTTTTGGAGATTGTTCTTAGGCGTAGCAACACAGACTTTGAGGTAGAACGGATTAGTCGGGGGGAGTACGCCACTCTTCCTAATAAAACTACGCAAGGCAGGCCAAGCCAATTTTATTTTGACCGGCAGATTTTACCTATCATAAACCTTTGGGCTGTTCCGGAAAACTCTACAGACCAATTGGTTTATTACTATGTGCAAAGGATTGAGGATGCAGATGCGTTGGTAAACACAACGGATATGCCCTTTCGTTTCTACCCCTGCATGGTGGCGGGGCTGGCGTATTATATCGCTATGAAAAGAGCGCCAGAACGGATACAACTTTTGAAGAGTGTGTATGAAGAAGAGTTCCAACGTGCGTCTGACGAAGATGAGGATCGTGTTCCTCTTAAACTTCAACCAAGCATGCAGTATCTAAGGGTGTGACATGGCCTATGCCTCAGACAAGAATGCGTATGGGATTTCGGATCGATCCGGTTTTCGCTATCGACTGAGGGATATGCGTGTTGAGTGGACCGGTGCAAAAGTGGGCAAGGATGAGTTTGAGCCAAAACACCCGCAACTGTTTCCTCCCAAGGTTGGACCGGACCCACAAGCGTTAAGGAACCCTAGGCCAGAGTCTGGTTTAGAGGAGCAGAGAAACATTCAATACGGTTTTCGACCTGTTGGTTTTAACGGGGACGAGGCGTTGACTCCTAATAGGTTGAAATCTACAGGGGAAGTCGGAGAGGTTACGGTGGTCACGTCATGAGCTTTACATTTGCGCAGTTAAAAACAGCGTTGCAAGATTATACTGAGAACACTGAGACTTCTTTTGTAAATAATCTTTCTCTTTTTATACGAACTGCGGAAGAACGGATTTTAAAATCTGTTCAGCTAAGTTTGTTTATTAAAAACGTTTCAGGCACAGCGTCCAGCGGAAACAAGTTTCTTGCCATGCCAAGTGATTTTTTAGCGCCATATTCTTTGAGTTTAAGAACCGTTACGGACCCTGTGTCTAGCGGCAGTGATTATGATTTTGTAGAGTTTAAAGATGTTAGCTTTGTTCAAACCTATACGCCTGACCCTGCTACAACAGGTGTGCCGAAATATTATGCTACGTTTGACGTTAGCACTTTTATCTTAGCTCCAACACCAAATGCTAATTACACGGCAGAGCTTCACTATTTGTATCGTCCTGCAAGCCTGACCGCAGGTGCGGACAGTGGTACAACATGGTTAAGTGAAAATGCAGAGTTAAGCCTTCTGTACGGCTCGTTAATAGAGGCGTATATTTTTATGAAGGGTGAGCAAGACGTTATGGCAATGTATGACAAGAGGTTTCAGGAGTCCTTGAGCGGATTAAAGTTGTTAGGTGAGGCCAAAGAAACAACGCAAAACTACCGTGTTGGTCAAGTTATTAGGCAGAAACAATGAACAACATGTCTTTTGGAGAGTTTAAGGTTGATGTTCAAACCACAAACAATCGTGGTGCAACTCCTGAAGAGGTGGCCCACCGTTGCGTAGGTAAGATCGTTGCTTTCTCGGAAGACGCGCATCCTACATTGCGGGATCAGGCTATTACTTATCGTGACAGCATAGAGAAGCTGCTGGTCATCTATATGAAACAGGCTATCCAAAGTGACCGTACTACGGTATATAATGCAATCAAAGAAGCGGGTCATCCTACGTTGGCTGAATATATAAGGAAAATGTAAATGGCATTCTCAGGAAACTTTTTGTGTACCTCGTTTAAGAAAGAACTGATGACGGCTACACACAATTTTACCGCAGCAAGTGACCAGTTTAAGATTGCTTTGTATGATAATAGCGCCAGTTTCACTGCCGCAACAACTGCGTACACCTCTAGTAACGAGATTACCGGCACAAACTACACGGCGAAGGGTCAGTTTTTAACAAGCGTAACGCCCACTACCAGCAGCACAACGGCTCTGACAGACTTTTCTGACGAGGTGTTTTCTAACGTAACAATCTCTTCTGTACGAGGGGCTTTGATTTATAATGAGGCTGCAAGTGGTGATCCGTCTGTTTGTGTTTTAGATTTTGGTTCGGATAAAGCCGCAAGCTCTGGTGACTTTACCATTATTTTTCCCACTGCTGACGCGAGTAACGCAATTATACGGATAGCATGACATGGCAATATCGCTAGGAAACCGTGCAAAAATGACCACCAGTACCACGGGTACTGGAACGATAACATTGGGCAGTGCCGTATCAGGATATCAATCCTTTGATGCTGCTGGTATAACCAATTCTCAAACTGTGCGTTATGCCATAGAAGATGGAACTGCTTTTGAAATAGGCAGTGGTACTTACACGTCTAGTGGCACTACTCTTACGCGGTCTGTTACGGAAAGTTCCAACTCTGACAGTGCTATTACGCTCACTGGCAACGCAGAGGTGTTTATTACAGCGACTGTTGCGGATTTGTATATCAACGATGGTGCGTCAACTCTGACAACCACGGGCGTTATTACGGGTGGCACCGTAGAGGCAACCAGCGATACGGCTGCGGGTGACAATGCCGCTATGGGCTTTACCAGCGCAGAGGGTTTAATTCTCACAGGACAAGGCAGCACGAACGATGTAACTATAAAGAATGATGCAGACGCAGATGTTCTTGAAATACCCACTGGAACCACGAATGTTACAGTAGCGGGTAACTTGGGCGTTGGCGGTACTGTTACGGCTACAGGAACTAGTGTCTTTGCTACCTTGGATATTAGTGGAGACGTTGATGTTGATGGCACATTAGAATCTGACGCTATAACATTAAACGGCACTGCAGTAACAGCCACTGCCACTTTAGACACGGGCATTTCAAACAACAACGTGCCTAAGTTTACTAGCGGCGTTGCTGATAATGACTTCTTGCGAGTGGATGGCACGGCTATTGAGGGCAGGTCAGCTTCAGAAGTGTTGTCTGATATTGCGGCAGCACCTGCGGCTGGCAGTTCAAACATTGTCACAACGGGCGCATTAAACAGCGGCAGTATTACCAGTGGTTTTGGTACTATTGATACTGGCTCTAGCAATATTACTACTACAGGGGTAGGTTCATTTGGGTCACTAGATATTAGTGGTGACATAGATGTAGATGGTACAACTAACTTAGATGTAGTAGATATTGATGGTGCTGTTGATATGGCTAGTACTGCACTAGTAACAGGAGTCCTGACCGCAAACGGTGGTGCAGTATTTAATGAAAATTCCTCTGATGTAGACTTCCGTGTTGAATCAAATGGCAATGCTAACATGTTGTTTGTTGATGGTGGTAATGATGCTGTTGTTATAGGTCATAATGATGCAACGAATGGTACATTTGCTTCTAGCCAAGCATTTCAAGTTGTAGGCACAAGTTTTACAACTTCTAGCGTAGGCTTAACAAGATTTTCGGCTGACGCTAATGGCCCATCCATTTCACTGTCTAAATCTAGGGCAGCAGGTATTGGAACAGATACTGTAGTTCAAGATAATGATGCTTTAGGCAATATATTATTTACTGGTGCTGATGGTACAGATTTAGCTACACAAGGTGCATCAATAAGTGCTGCAATAGATGGAACTCCGGGCGGTAATGATATGCCCACCAGACTTACATTTGCAACAACTGGCGATGGTAATAGTTCACCGACAGAACGTTTCCGTATTTCTTCTGATGGTTCACTATCAACACCTACCTCTGGTACATCTAATGTTAGGTTTGGTGTAAACGCAGGTAACTCAATAGCCTCTGGCGGTGACAAAAATGTGTTTGTAGGTGATGAAGCAGGTACTGCAAATACTACAGGAACCAGAAACGTTGCTGTTGGATTTGAAGCACTTAAAACAGAAGATGGTCATGGTAGGAACGTTGCTGTTGGGTATCATGCATTAGAAGATTTAAATGCAGGTACAAATGCTTTAAACATAGGTATTGGTTATAATGCAGGTGCAAATCTTACTACAGGTATACGAAACACCTTAATTGGTGCAAATGCAGGTGATGATTTAACAGATGCTGACGATAATGTAGCTATAGGAAGACAGGCTTTAAGCTCAGATACTTTAGGCAGTAAATCTGTAGCAATTGGTAATGACACTTTATTTGCACAAAACTTCACCACTGCTACTGATTCTTACAATACAGCAGTTGGTTATGCCGCAGGTACAGCAGTCACAACAGGCGTAGATAACACCTTAATTGGTGGTGGTGCAGGAGATGCTTTAACTGATGCAGATAATAATGTAGCTGTAGGACGTAGTGCTTTAGGGTCAGATACTTTAGGTTCTAAGAGTACAGCCGTAGGTAGAGGTGCTTTAGGAGCGCAAAACTTTACCACTGCCACAGATAGTAACAATACAGCCGTTGGTTATACCGCAGGTAATTCAGTTACTACTGGAACTCACAACTCCTTTCTTGGTGCGGCAGCAGGACTAAATGTCACAACCGGTTTAAGAAACACTCTTATAGGTGCTCTAGCAGGTGATGCCTTAACTGACGCTGATTCAAATGTTGCAGTAGGTGCAAATGCCCTTGGAGCAGACACTTTGGGTAGTAAATCTATAGCAATAGGTCAAGGAGCTTTATTTAATCAAAACTTCACTACGGCTACGGATAGTCATAATGTTGCTATAGGACATGAATCTGGTTTATCAGTCACAACAGGTGTAGGAAACACATTTGTAGGTAGTCTTGCAGGTGATGGTACTGATGATGGTAATAACAACACAGCAGTTGGTTATTTAGCACTAAGTGCTAACTGTGGTAATGATAATACTGCTGTTGGACTATTTGCTTTAGGTGTTTGTACAGGAACAAATAATACTGGTTTAGGAAAGGATGCAGCGGCAGCTCTCACTTCAGGTAGTAACAATCTGTTTCTAGGAAAAGACTCAGGCAGAACAGGTAGTCCCGGTGGTAATGTCACCACACAGTCTAATGGAATATATTTAGGTGATGAAAGCATAGGTGCTTGTCACATTCAAGTAGATTGGACTGTAGCCTCTGACCAACGTGATAAAACAGACTTTACTGCATTAGACCTTGGGTTGGATTTTGTTAAGGCATTAGCTCCTGTAACGTACAAGTGGGACAAGCGTTCCAAATACGGTGACAAGTCTGCTGATGATTATGATTTAAATGCACAGACACCAGATGGCACTTACAAAGAAGATTGGCTAGACATAGGTTTTAAAGCACAAGAAGTTCAAGCTCTTGAAGAAGCTGCTGGATATACAACTGCCGCTAAGAAAAACCTTACTGTATCTACATCAGATGATGGCAAGCAGATGGGCCTTCAGTACAGCAAGTTTGTACCAATCCTAGTTAAAGCAATACAAGAACAGAACGCATTAATTGAAGCACTCACCGCAAGAGTAGCCACACTAGAAGGGTGATCATGGAACTAATACCAAGACACTTTCCAAATGTAGGAGTGGTTGAGGCTCAACTACAAGAGGACGTTGTTGCAAACATTTGGACAGTGATCAATGAAGCAAGGAAACAACCAGAGGATATGAAACCTGAGTTGGCTGGTAACATCAGTTCTTCCATCAGGTTAGACTCTAGCTCTCCCTTGCTTGAAGAGTTTGTCACTAAAACAATACCGGCTTTCATGGACAGTCATATGCAAAACTATGGCGCACCTTGGAGAGCCGTTATGAAAGAGGGCCAAGGGTTTAGTTTAGAAAGCCTATGGGTAAACTTTCAAAAGCAGCATGAGTTTAACCCACCTCACGATCACAGTGGTGTGTACAGCTTTGTTATATGGATGCAGATACCTACGTCTTATGCAGAGCAGAAGCAGCTTCCTATTTGTGCCAACTCAAATGCAGATAACCACATATCTAACTTTGCATTTAGCTACACAAATACTCTAGGCAGGGTATCAACCTTTGCCTACAATATGGAGAAAGAAGCAGAAGGTTACATGGTTATGTTTCCGTCAACAATGCTTCATCAGGTCTTTCCGTTCTACGACAACGATGGGGAACGTATATCCATCTCAGGCAACATTAATATAGGAGAACTACAATGACCCGTACAGCGGATGAAATCACACAAGCACATGCAGCTTGTTTAGGCGGGGCAAGCACAATTAATAGTGTTATTGCTACTCACGCTAAAGGTGATAGTGCAACAGACGAAGATTTTGGATATGACCTAACGCACGATGAAAAGAAAGCCCGTGTGACACGTAGCGTAGGCTATTTGAAGCATCAGAAAGACACATACAGTGATTGGGGCAGCAAGAGCTTTACTGAAATCGACGCGGCTATTACAGCAGCCGATAGTTTTACAGGATAAGTTGTTGATATCAATAGTGACAACGGAGATTATTTAAATGCTTGGTTTCTCCCCACTCGCAGACAATTCCATAGCGGGTTTTGGCAACGCTCCAAGTGATGTTACTGTTACAGGAGTTTCTGGCACTGGTGCCGTTGGAACTGTAACATTAACGTGTTTCTCCAATATATCTGTTACAGGTATAGCCGCCACAAGCGCAGTTGGTTCTGTTACGATTGATGCAAAAGCTAATGTGTCCGTAACGGGTGTAGCCGCTACAAGCGCGGTTGGTTCTGTAGTCGTTTGGGGGCCTATAATCCCCAACCAGACGCCAAGTTATTCTGTAATCACACCCTCTCAGTCTTCAACCTTCTCTGCTATAACTCCTTCGCAAACTCCAAGCTGGGGGGAGATCGCTGCATAGTTGCTTAGAAGCAGAAACAGGGGTATAGTCTATTTAAATTTATAGCTGAGGTCACATCATGGCTACATACACTAGCGCTAACGCAATTAAAAAAATATCTACTGGTGATGAGTCGGGTACATGGGGCGACAGCACCAACAACAACTTTGATATCATAGACCGTGCAGCCAATGGTTTTGTTTCGATTGCTTTATCTGGCACGTCTTACACGTTGTCGTTGTCCACTACGGCGGTTTTGTCTGACGGTCATTACAAGGCTATAAATTTTACAGGAACTCCGGGTGGAACTTGCACGGTTACTTTAGAGCAAAACGACAAAGCCCGACTTTACATGATCTTGAACAGCACAGATCAAAGCTTGTCTATAACACAAGGTTCTGGGGCCAATGTCACAATAGCCACTACAAAGTCGGCTATTGTTCTAGCTGACGGAGCAGGTTCTGGGGCCGCAGTCACAGATTTTACAGCGGTTCTTAGTTCGCTAACGGAGCTTGATGTAACTGCGGGTACAGTTAGTGCCAGCAAAGCGGTTGTTGTTGACAGTAACAAGGACATTACAGGCTTTAGAAACGTCACAATGACGGGTGAGTTGGACGCAGCAACGTTAGACATTAGTGGTGCCGTGGACATAGATGGCGCAGTAAGCATTGCGGCTGCTACAACGATAGCTACCGATAATAAAATACAGTTTCGTGATGCGGCTATATATGTTCAATCCAGCGCGGACGGTCAGTTAGATATTGTTGCGGACACTGAGGTGCAGATTGCAGCAACCACGATTGATATAAACGGTGCGGTTGCTTTAAACGGCGCGATTACAGGGGCTACTAACATTACCCTGTCAGGAGAACTAGACGCCGCCACATTAGACATATCGGGTAACGCGGACATTGACGGCACTCTTGAGACTGATGCCCTGTCCCTTAACGGCACCGCAGTTACTAGCACGGCGGCAGAGCTTAACATCATGGACGGCGGCACATCTGCTTCTGCCGTTACGGTGGTTGATGCGGACCAGATCGTTTTGAACGACAACGGAACGATGAAGCAGATCACAGTCAGTTCTTTAAAAACATATTCGGATGGTGAAACGGCTTGGGTGAACTTTAATGGCACTGGTACTGTCGCCATTCGTGCTAACGCAAATGTTAGTGGAATTACTGATAATGGCACAGGAGATTATACTTTAGCTTTTAGCCCCGTTTTTTCAGATGAGGACTATATTGGCACTTGCGGCACTTCTTTCCTCGGTGCGGGTGTTAATCTCATGGTTGAATCAACAGACGTAACTGATGGAACTCCTGTTTTAAAAAGCACCTCAGAAATAAACGTTAGTTCTGTTTCAGATAGCAATAATCACATTGATTTGGATAACCAATACTGGAACTTTATCAGATGATAAAACACACTAAATATCGTGTGATCTTTGAAGACCCAGACGATCTGGACGCCCCAGTGAAGGTTTTGATACCGTCTCAAAGCTGGCTGGATGAAGCAATGTCAGGAAAGCTGCCACCGATTTGGGTTTACTGGCAGTTACAAGATGACGAGCAACAGGCCATAGATGAGGGTCGGCATAAATCGTTTAAACATGACTCAGAAAAACATGCTTTACAATGGTCTGCTCCTCGCATTGACCCTTTGACGGAAGAAGAAGCAATGGAGTATTTGTGTATGAAAGACCTGCCACGCCGCGTTTGGTCTAAGGAACACAACCGCCCTATGTTTTGGATTGTTCGCACGGAGCAAGTACCATCTGACAGGAACTTTAGAAATGCTTGGAGAATGGCGGCATGACCACATTTGTAAAAATAGGTGCTACATCTTATAAAGCTGCAGATTATACGGTCCCAGCGGATCGCACGTTTCGTAACGCTTGGTCTGCTCCTGCGGCAGACACCACCGTTATACAGATCGACATGGTAGCTGCCAGAAAGATTTGGCAAGATAAGATAAGAGCGGCTCGTAAAACAGAGTTTGAAAAACTTGATACTCTATACATGAGGGCTTTAGAGGCTGGTAATACATCAGATCAAGCTACTATCGCCGCGCAAAAGCAAGCGTTAAGGGATGCTCCAACTAACTCTGGAATAGCAGCGGCAACAACACCAGATGAATTAAAAGCTGTTCAGCCTATTCCTAACGTAACGGTGGTTTGATAATGCCGCTTACAGACCTTAAATTTAAACCCGGAATAAACAAAGAGATTACGCCGTATTCTGAAGAAAACGGTTGGGTTGATTGTGATAAGGTGCGGTTTCGGTTTGGTTATCCTGAAAAGCTAAACGGCTGGGAAAAAAACACCAACAATCCTTTCTTGGGGTTATGCCGTGGATTGCATGAGTTTGTTGCTTTAAGCGGCGAAAAGTTTTTGGGCGTTGGAACTGAAGAAAAGTTTTACATTAAACAGGGTACAGCATTTAAAGACGTTACCCCCATTCGCCTTACTACTAGCGCAGGAGACGTTACATTTGCTGCAACAGATGGATCGCCTGTCCTCACTGTAACAGACACAAATCACGGCTGTATAGTAAACGACTTTGTAACTTTTTCTGGTGCGGCAACATTGGGCGGAACAATTACAGCAAACGTCTTGAATCAAGAGTATCAAGTTACAGAAGTTGTAAATGGAAACACGTACAAAGTATCGGCTAGAACCGTTAGCACAATAGAAAGTATTACGGTATCTGGTGGGATAAGCGCCACAGCGGTCAATGCGAATAGCAGTGATACGGGCAACGGCGGCGGTAGTGTTGTCGGCACTTATCAGATTGGATCAGGGTTAAACTCTTCTGTGCAAGGCGGTGTTGGTTGGGGCGCTGGTCTTTGGGGCGGCACAACAGATGGTGCATTGGTTGGTCAGCTTAACGAAGCCTTAGACGCTAGTGAAACTACAATTACCCTAGATAGCACAACGGGCATTGTGGCTAATGACGTTATAATTGTAGACTCTGAGTTAATAAAAGTGGGTGGAATTAGCAGTAACGATTTAACTGGCTGTACTCGCGGTCACTTAGGCACCACTGCCGCTACTCACGCCGATAATAGTGTCGTTCTTTTAGCTGTTGGCAACGCGGCAAGTTCAAACGATTTTGTTGGTTGGGGTGAGGCAATAAACACAGATTCAGTAAGTGCCGCAAGCACCCTGCGTATTTGGAATCAAGATAACTTTGGTGAGGACTTAATTCTTAATGACCGTAACGGCTCAATCTATTATTGGGATAAAACAAACGGCGTAGGAACAAGGGCCAAGGCTCTAACAGATAGCGGTTTGGGCCTCGGAACGCGGACCTCCGTTCCCACTGTGGCTTTACAGGTATTGCTTTCCGACAGGGATCGTCACGTTATTGCGTTTGGTGCGGATGGCCTTGGTGCATCTTCAACGGCTACAGATGGTAGTGGGACTCAAGACCCTTTGCTTATACGATTTAGTAGTCAGGAAAACCCTGTTCAATGGTATCCAACAGCCAGTAATACAGCGGGTGATTTGCGTATAAGTTCTGGCTCCACTATTATTCAAGCCGTTGAAACACGCCAACAAATACTTGTGTTTACGGATGTATCTATTCACGCAATGCAGTTTATTGGGCCACCGTTTACTTTTGGCATTAACCTAATCTCTGAAAACATTACAATCGCTAGTCCCAAAGCTGCAATCGCGGTTGATGACCAAGTATTTTGGATGGGGGACGCAGAGTTTTACGCCTACTCAGGTGCAGTGCAGCGAATACCTTGCACAGTCAGAGACTTTGTGTTTGACGGCATGAACAGGGACCAAAAAGAAAAAGTTATAGCTGGGGCTAATGTCTCCTTCTCGGAGGTGTGGTGGTTTTACCCATCTAACGATGCTGGAAATACCGAGAATGACCGTTATGTAGTATATAACTACATGGAAAAGCTTTGGTTTATAGGAACTTTGGGACGCACTGCGTGGTTAGATCGCGGCATCTCTGCCTTTCCGATTGCTACATCTACAGATAACTTTTTGCTTGATCATGAAAAAGGAACTGAGGACGATGGATCAGCCATGTCCACGTTTATTGAGTCTGGTGACATGCGTATATCACAAGGCAATCAGTTTTCATTCATCAGTCGTGTGATTCCTGACGTTAATTTCAGGGAAACTACTGACACATCTACGATGAATTTTATCTTAGAAACAAAGAACTTTCCGGGCCAAGTAGATCAGAACTCTTCTACAAACGCGGTTGCAAAAACGGCTGCAACGCCCATAGACCAGTACACAAACCAGTACTTTACGCGGTTGCGAGGCCGCAGCTTTACGTTAAAGGTGCAGTCCACTACGCAAAACGTGCTTTGGCGCTTGGGTGTGCCTCGTATTGAAATAAGACCAGACGGGAGGCGCTGATGGCTACACCTACTCCACTTCCGTTTTTCCCTGTTGCGCCTTTGGACTATGACCAACGTTATCTTAACGAAGTTGTGCGGTCTTTCTCTACTTTTCTAGCGCAGTACAATGCGTCTCAACAGGACAGTGACGAGAACAAAGCTACCGCAGTAGGGTGGTTTATGGGCTAATGGCAAATGTTTATGTAAACGCAAAGGTTGATCTTACGACAACGGACGTGACAACGCTCTACACTTGTGGTCAGTTTGCTACCGCGATTGTAAAATCTATTCTTGTATCAGAGGATAGCAACAACGCGGACACGTTGACGCTAACATTAACCAGCGGGTCGGATGTGTTTAGTTTATACAAGGACAAGGCTGTTGGGGCCAAGGGTACAGTTGAGTTATTAACGGCTCCGCTCGTGGTTCAGGCAGATGAAATCTTAAAAGTCACGGCAGGGACAGCAAACAGGTTGCATGTTGTAGCTAGTATTTTGGAGATATCGTGATAATGTGCGGTCAATTCATAGTGGTGGTTTGGTATGGGCATTAACTTTGGCGGCATTCTAGGCGGCATTGCTGGGCTTTTAGTCCCCGGAGCAGGAACCTTCTTGGCTCCTGCTATTGGTGCAGGGTTAGGCACGTTGGCTGGTGGCGGAAGTTTTAAGAACGCTATTAAGTACGGGCTTCTGGCTGGCGGTGCTAACACAGCCTTTGGGGGTAATATTGGTACTGCCCTTCAAAACTCACCAATGGGTAAACCACTTAGCGCTCAGTTAGAAAAGTTAGGTTTCATTGGAAAGCCTATGAGCACAATAGCGGGTCCAGAGAAGAAAGGTATTCTTTCAAATCCTTTTGCTCAAGCGGCTATTCTATCGTCAATAGTACAAGAACCAAAGCCGTCTCCTTTAAGCACTGAAGGATACGATGGGACGAGTATAACTGATGAGGAAAAGAAGGCTCGTTTAGACAATCTTTTTTCAAGTCGGTTCGATGGTACGAGGTTTAGCACTCCCGAAGAACGGGACGAGTATGATGATGGCCTCGAATCGTCCATGCAAGTTGAGGGCATGGGGGTTGGTGGGTTATACGCAAGGGGTGGTCAAATCGAAGGACTCGGTGGTCTGATCGAAGGCCCCGGAACAGGGACCAGTGATGATATCCCTGCAATGATCTATCAGGACGGCAACCCTGTTCAGGAAGCAATGCTTTCAAACGGGGAGGTTGTTCTGTCTCTAAAGGACTTGAGAAATATAGGTGGCGGAGATGCTGAGATGGCAGGCAAGATGATTGGGGATGCGCCCAACGGCACCCGAGGAGCCGTAGCCGCTAAGTTATTTAGAAACATGCAGGAATTTAAAAATGGCTGATACAATAACACAGATTAGCAGGACCGAGATTCCTGACTACCTTCGCAAGTTTCAAGAAGAAATACTGGAACGAGCGCAGGCTTTGGGTAAGGACGCTGGGTTTGTTTTGCCAGAGTATAATGTTGCGAGTCGAAGTCCTTTGCAGCAACAAGCCTCGGATCTTACGGCTTCCGGTTTAGGCGCGTATGCTCCTATGTTGCAGTCCGCATCAGATACACTGGGCGCAGGCATCGGTACAATGTATGGGGGCGCAGGCGCGCTTGGTCAAACCAACCAAGCAATCAGCGGTGTTCAAGGCGCTGTTGGTCAGGGGTACTCGGACCTTGCAGGAACGGGCGCACAGTTTGATCCAAGCGGCATTCAACAATTCATGGACCCATATGAGGACGCGGCTGTTCAGCAAGCTATGACGGACATTCGCCGTCAGGGTGAGCAGCAACGTGCTGGCATTGACGCTCAGGCTACTGCGGCTGGAGCAATGGGCGGGTCACGACAGGCTGTCCGTCAGGGCCAGTTGGACGAGAGTATTCTAAACCAGCAGGGCCGCACTGCGGCTGGCATGCGACAGGCAGGTTACGAGAGTGCTGCAAAACGTGCGCAAGGGGCGTATGAACAGGCTATGGGCCGTCAACAACGCGCAGCTTTGGGTGGCGCACAGATGGGTATACAGGGCGGTCAGGCTTCAGGGCAGTTGGGTCTTGGCATGGCTGGTCAATACGGTTCCTTGGGCCGTGGTCTTGGTTCCTTGGGCATGCAGCAAGCGCAGCTTGGCGAGGCGGCTCAGGGTCTTGGGTTTAAAGACATCAACATGCTTAGTACGATGGGCGGTCAAGAGCAGGCGCAACAACAGGCTATGCTGGACGCACAGCGTCAGAACCAGTACCAGAATGTTATGGCTCCGTATCAGCAGCTTGGGTTCTACTCGGACATTTATCAGGGCATGCCCACGGCGCAGCAGACATTCTCGCAGCAACAGCAACCAAGCCCGAGTGCGATCTCTCAAATCGGTGGTCTTGGCATGGGTCTGTACGGTTTGCAAAAATCAGGCCTGTTTAACTAGGAGGTTGAGATGTTTAATCCGCTACAAAACTTTAATAATTTGAACAAGAACAGTAGTGGCATAGATCAGTACGGCGAGTATATAGAGCAGACTTATGGTGATCCTGAGTTTGATCAAAAGCGAGATGATTTTTTGCAGACCGTTTCTCAGCAGGAACAGCAGACATTTGGCGGTGGCATGAACAGTTTTGCACCAAGCATTACCCGCCAACCGTTTATGGGGCGTCCTATGTTTCAAAATACTGGCTCACCGTTTGGAGGTTTTTCTGGTAATCCATTAGCTAATCAGCAAGGACCTCGGATTTTTGATGTTATGCGCCAGCCCCCTGCGTTTGGTGAAATGGTATTATTTCAAGAAGGAGGTTCCGTGTCAGGTCCTCCCCCGACACACGGCCCTGACGCAAACGGTGTTTCAAACAGGCGCATGTTCAGGAACCGCGACTCTCGAAAAAAGCTGGCGCAGATGGGTGGTATTCTTAGCTCGTCACCGGAGCTACAGGAAACAGCCATGACGTTTGCGAACGGTGGTGGTGCTGATTTGCCGGATTACATTATTAATGTTCCGGGTCTTACGGATGTAGGTGAGTATCTGCGGATTAGTTCTGCCACTCTTGAGAAACTAAACAACGCTGTACCTGAGATTATGGCTAACGCTAGTATGGTTTCTCCTGTTGAGATGGTTATTTCTGAGGGCTTTAGCAGCCTTGTAGCTAACGCACGACCCGGAGATGCGGTGGTTGGAACTCGGGTTAATAGACTTCGGGAGCAACGCGCAGCATCCGATCCCTCTCGTGTGCCTGTTCCTCCTGAGACAGCGCAGATTAGTTCCGCTGCAGATGAGTTTGCAAAGTCCAAAACTGTTCGTGACGCTATACGTGAGCAGCTTGCTGGAACGTATTCTAAAAACCTTGCTGGCGGCACTGGTGAGTCGAGTCTTGAGACTTTAATTCGAGAAAGCATACCAGCTTCTCAAGCAA